CTTCCCTGCCCCCCCCCGCACCTGGCGGCACGGCGGCTGTAGCGCGTGAAGTCAATAATGACTATTCGCTGAATACGTCCGACTTCAAGAAGTATACCAAGTCCTCGCAGCATATTCAGAAGTCCGGCGATGAAATAAGCGTCGGACTTAGTTTTCGCGGATTTCATGTTCCGCTTATCCGGTTTAACGCAAAAATCACCAGTTCCGGGCTGTACAGAGTGCAGGTCAAGCGGAACACCGCCGGCGAAACGCTGAAACACGTTTTCCGTGCAACGATGGACAGCGGACACATCGGGCTTTTTGAACGGTACGGGTCAAGCAGACTGCCGATAAAGCAGAAGTTCGGTCCGTCCGTTCCGCAGATGCTGGGTGCGAATCCGACGCTTGCAAATACAGTTGGCGATAATGTGCGCAAGGTATTTGAGGAGCGCATGGAACACGAAACAACAGCGCTGCTTAACGGCTGGAGGTAAACATTAAACATGACGAGGGTAAAACTCATTCAGGAACTGAAAACGTTCTGCGAGGACGCGATAAAGAACATTTCTCTTCCGGAGACAGTCCAGAAAGGCGACACAAAGGAGAAAAGCCGTGTTCCGGCGGTGTATCTCATGCGCCTGCCTGACAGCAATTCGGCAAAGAAACTCGCGCCGTATATCATCGTTCAGTTCATCGACAGCAAGCACCATCGGAGCGAGAACGGCTATCCTAATCCCGAATACACGGCGGCGGTGCGCTTTATCTTCTGCGTGTACTCGCAGGACGAGCAGGACGGTGCTGTAATGCTCCTCAACCTCATGGACAGGGTGCAGGAGCGGCTGCTTGAACAGGTGCAGATAGGGAAAGAATTCGTGCTGGACGAGCATGAGGGAGTTGAGTCGGTCGTCTATCCCGATGATACCGCGCCCTACTACGCAGGCGAAATGATAGGCACATTCCACATCAGACCAATACAGAGGGAGGTTGATTTCTTTGGCAAGGAAAACCGACGTTTCGGAGGAAATGTCTGAGGTAAAGACCGTCGGCGATGAAGTACCGACCGAACAGCCGGAACAGGTGGAGCAGGGCGGGCAGAACGCGGCGGCAGAGTCAAGGGTCTGGGTCTATTTAGGTCCCTCGATACGCGGAGTTGCCACAAACGGCAGGATATATTTCGGCTCAAAGGCTGAAATTATTAAATCGTTCGGCGAAAAGCTCAAGGATTACCCGCAGATCGAGCGGCTTATTGTCGCAGACCATAACGTTGCAAAGGCAAAAAGCGACCTGAAAGAAAAGCGCGGCATTTACATTCCGTATGACGCGCTTATCAGGAAAATCACAGGCAAGGAGGAGTAAACCATGGCTTTAAGACATGGCATAAACACATATAAGGACGATACCGGCGTTGTTGCGGTGCAGACTGCAGCGGTCGGTATTCCTTATTTCATCGGCGCATGGCCCTGCCATCGCGGTAAGGGCTACACCGGCAAGCCCCAGCTTTCGTCCGGATTCAGCGAGGCGGAGGAACTCGGCGGCTACAGCACCGAGTGGAGAAACGCGGAAGGTTCGCCCAAGTGGAATCTCTGCCAGGCAATGTACGGATACCATAAACTCATGGGTATGTCGCCGGCGATATTCTACAACATCTTCGATCCGACAAAGCACAAGAAGGCGGTCGCAGCCGAGGAATTCACGGTTGCCGACCACATCGTGGAGCTTACCGCTGACGCTATCATAAACGACGATCTTAAGGTAACGGCAGGAAGTGCGTCAGCAGTACTGACAAAGGGTACTGACTACGAGGCATATTACAGCGGCAACGCGCTGTGTATCGAGCTGCTGTCAGACTCTTCGAGCTACAGCGCCGACAAGCTCAAGATCGGCTATGATGTCGCAGACCTTTCCACCATCACGGCAGAGGACGTTGAAATGGCTGTGGAAACAGTTGAAATGTGCCGCAGCGTTGTCGGGATTGTTCCCGACCTTATATGCGCCCCCGGCTGGTCAACGGATCCGACAGTAGCGGCGGTGATGGCGGCGAAAGCACCGAGTATCAATGGACTGTTCCGCGCCAAGGCGGTCGTGGACATCAACACCAAGACAGTCAATGACTATTCCAAGGTGCTTAAGCACAAGACCGACAACGGATACGTATCCGAGGACATGATCGTATGCTGGCCGATGGTCAAGAGCGGCGATTATCTCTTTGATCTTTCCGTTATCGTGTGCGGGCTTATCGCAAAGGTGGATTCCGACAACGCCGATTGCCCTTACGAGTCCCCGTCCAACAAGTCCATATCCATCACAGGCGCGGTGTGCGCTGATGGCACCGAGGTAACGCTTTCACTTCCGCAGGCTGACGTTATCAGCGTATCTGCCGGGGTGGTCACCGTGCTGAATAACGGCGGCTGGACCCTGTGGGGAAACTATCTGGGCTGCTATCCCAAGACGAGCGATGTAGCCAAGATGTTCATCTGCACCAACAGAGTGCAGGACTGGATATGCAACACGTTCATCAATACATTCTGGCAGTACATCGACAAGCCTCTGACCCCCGCGCTGCGTGACGCTATCATCAATGCGTTCAACGCATGGCTGAACGGTCTGACGGCGGAGGGTAAGCTCTACGGCGGCGAGATCGCATATTCTTCGGAACTGAATCCTGTCACCAACCTTATGAACGGTATGTTCCGGCTTGACTGTCAGGCGGCATCACCGATACCGGCACAGCAGATAGATATGCACGTTCAGTACAGCGTGGATATGCTTGAGGCTGCGCTTGGCTCTTAACGAAAGGAGGAATACAAATGCCTAATGGTGTTGACGAGGGCGTAATCGCCTATTCCGTGTATGAGGACGAAAAGATGTTTTACGGAGTTGCGGAGGTTGACCTTCCGGACTTTGAAAACGCGGTCTTTAACGTGAGCGGCGCTGGCGTTCTCGGTGAAATTGAGATACCTGTTGCGGCGCACCTCAAGGCTATGACCACAACGTTCAAGTTCAATCACACGAACGAGGCGGCATACGCTCTTGCGGAGGAACGCGTCCACACGCTTTCCCTGTGGCGTGCTGACCAGCACTACAACTACAGCGAGGGCGAGCTTGAAACCAAGCAGAAGAAGATCATCATGCGCGTTGTGCCGAAAAAGCTGACCGGCGGTACTGTCAAGAACGCGTCGCCGATATCTGTAAATGGCGAATACGCGGTACATTACTATGCAGAAATCGACGCGAACGGCAAGAAACTCTGCGAGTATGATCCGCTGAATTTCCGTTACATCGACCACACCGGCAAGGACAGAGCGGCGGAGATCCGCAAGTGTCTGGGTATGTCCTGATAATTACTATCGCTGTTCCCTGCATTTCGCAGGGAGCGGCGTTTTATTCGAGGAGGAATTTTGAATTATGGCAAAGACAAACGTTGACCTTGAAAAGACCGAGAACATGGACGAGCTTGTAGAAAAGGAGCTTGCTACCATGGAAAACACCAGCGTTGAGAATGTACTTCACCTGACCAAGACCGTTATGTATAACGGTGAGGAGGTAACCGAGCTTGCATTTGACTTTGACAAGCTCACCGGCGCGGACGCTCTGAACATTGAGGAAGAGCTTGTATCCCGCGGGAAGACCATGTACTACGGCGCTATCAACGATGCGAATTATCTTATCCGTATGGCCGCAAAGGCTTGTACAAAGCCTGTCGGCGTGGATTTTTTCTATAAAATATCCATCATCGATTTCGAGAGGATAAAGAACAGAGCGCGTTTTTTCTTGTCCGGTGTTGCACAGTCGAGACGCTAAGGCGCAATATCCTTATTTTGGCGCAAAACGGATATGCACCTATCCCATTTTGGCTGGGGCAGCCACTTAAAGAAATACAGCGGTGGATTATTACGCACAATAAAATTCTGAAAGAGTCGGAAAAGAAGTAAGGAAGGGTGAGGGTTGAATGGCAAGCAAGCAGTATGAAATGTTGTTCAAACTCGGCGCGCGGCTGGGTGAGAACTTCAAGGGAACGTTCAACTCCGCCCAGAAGATACTTGATAAAACTCAGAAGGAGATACAGACGCTGAATAAGCAGCAAAGCGATATCAGCGCCTATCAGAAACAGCAGGCAGGCATTGAACGGTCTACCAAGCAGCTTAATACATATGAAAAGCAGCTCGAAATCACTCAGAGCGGACTTGCAAAACTGAAAAACAGCACCGAGGACACTACGGTACAGGAGGCGCAGCTTGCGGCGCGTGAAGTTGAGCTGAAAAACCGCATTGCGAACACCGAACAGGCTATTGCGGACAAAAATCAGCGCTTACAGCAGATGGGTCAGAAGCTCTCTGAGGCAGGCATTGATATCAACCAGCTTACCAGTGAAAGCAACCGCTTGAAAGCCCAGGTCGAGGAACTAACCAAGCAGGAAGAAAGAGCTGCTGAGGAAGCCGCCAGATATGGTGACGCCGGCGCAACGGCGTTTGAAACCGTCGGGGCGGCTATGATGGCGGCGGGAATCGGAGCCGCGCTTAAGAAAATCGCGGACGCATATCAGGAATGCATTGATGTGTCGATGGAGTTCGGCAGCACAATGAGTACTGTCGAGGCTCTATCCGGTGCGAACGCAGTCCAGATGCAGGAACTGACCGCCAAAGCAAAGGAGCTCGGTGCGCAGACCTCGTTTACTGCAAACCAGTCGGCAGAGGCTATGACCTACATGGGTATGGCAGGCTGGGATGCGAACGAGATGCTTTCCGGTATGAACGGCATGATAAACCTTGCCGCCGCTTCCGGTGAAGACCTTGCGCTTGTATCGGATATCGTCACGGATAACCTGACCGCGTTCGGGCTAACTGCAAAGGACACCGCGCACTTTGCTGATGTGCTTGCAGCGGCCGCTACGAACTCCAACACCAACGTTGCCACCATGGGCGAAACCTTTTCTGGTGCGGGCGCGATAGCCGGGGCGCTCGGATACAGTATTGAAGATATGGCGGTCGGCGTTGGTCTTATGGCTAATGCGGGCGTTAAGGGTTCTGTTGCAGGTACCGCGCTGAAGAACACATTTAACGGCTTGCTCAACGGTGCGACCCTCACAGCTGATGCATTCGGAGAAATCGAATACTCTGCGGTAAATGCTGACGGCACTATTGACGAGTTCTCCGATGCCATAATCGAACTTCGCGGCTACTTTGAGCAGATGACCGAGGCAGAGCGTGTCCAGAACGCTATGGCGATTGCCGGACAGCGTGGATACAACGGTCTGCTTGCAATGATCAACGCCTCGGACGAGGACTTCCAGTCCCTTACCGAGAAGATAAACAACTGTTCCGGCGCTGCACAGAAGATGGCTGACACCAAGCTTGACAACCTGCAGGGCGATGTTACGCTGCTTGATTCTGCCACCGACGGTCTTAAGATGACTGTCGGCAGTCTGTATGAAGATGAGCTCCGCAGGCTTACTCAGACAGGCACACAGATCATGACCGGCATAAATGAATTCTGTGAGGAAAACCCCGCTGTTGTCAAGTCTATCATGGCAGTCGGCGCGGAGATCGGCGTTGTTGTTGCAGGCTACACGGCATTCACGGCGGTGAAAAAGATTTCTAACGCTCTTTCGGCGGCTGGAATCGGCATAAAGGCAAGCGAGAACGGCTTGCTCATGCTGCTGAATATCAACCTTTCAAAGAACGTGGCGGCACAGTTTGCCGCCGCCGGCGCACAAATGAAGCTGAATGCGGCAATGCTCGCTAATCCAGCGGGAATCATTGCGGTTTCGGTCGTTGCACTTACGGCAGGAATCATCGGTTACTCTGAGGCAACGAAAGCGGCAAGGCTTGAAACGCTGACACTGACAACAGCTTCGCAGGAACAGCATGACAGGGTCGAACAGCTTAACAGCGACTATCAGACCGCCTGCGATACATACGGCGAAACCTCAGACCAGGCACGCGCTCTGAAATATGACCTTGACGAGGCAACTGCCGCTATTGAGCAGCAGTCATTTTCCGTCTCGGAACTGTATTCGGAGATAGATTCTCTGCATGACTCCACATCTGACCTGCTTTCCTCGTACCATGAGGGAACCAATTCAATTGCTGATCAGCAGGAGCAGGCACAAATACTGGCGGCAAAGCTGAAAGATATAGCTTCTTCATCAGAAACGGCGGCACATAAAGAAGCGCTTATGCAGCCGATTCTTGAAAAACTAAACGAGCTGTATCCCTCGCTCGACATTAATGTTGAGAACGTGACTAGCAAGCTTGATGGTCTTTCCGCTGCTATTGACAGGGCTGCTGGTTCGGATAGCATACAGGCAAAGTACAAAGCGGCACAAGATAATATTGCAGAACTGACTATCAAGCAGCAGCAACTGCAGGAGCAGGCTGAAAAAGCCGAGATTGCTTATAATCAGGCTTATTTCAGAGAAAAGAGTTTCGTTGAGAATACTCTTGATTACTCGTTTCTCGGAAACATCTTCGGAAAGAGTGACTATACACAGGATCTTAACAAGGCATCAGAAGAACGAAGCAAGGTTCTTTCTGATTTGGCAGAGGTCAACGCGGCTATTGCTGAGTGCGAAAGCGTCGGCATAGAATACAGCGATGTAATTTCCGGTGCTTCTGAGCAGATGGTTTCCGCATATGACGCGGTATCCATAGCGGTAAACGACGTCACCGACCAGACAACCGAGCTTTTGCAGGCTTACAACGATGCATATCAGGCGGCTTACGACAGTGTAAATGGCCAATACAACCTTTGGACAAATGCTGAGGAAACTCTACCGACAAGCATTCAGACTATCAATGACGCGCTTTCTTCGCAGACAGAATACTGGGACAATTACAACTATAACCTTGAGTCGCTATCCAAGAGGACTGGCGACATTGAGGGCTTGGGAGATGTGATTGCCTCGTTCGCGGACGGTTCTTCTGATTCGGTGAACGTCATCGCCGGCATGGCTGACGCGACCGATGAAGAACTGAAAACCATGGTCACGAACTTTGAGGAGCAGAAAAAGGCGCAGGAAGAGGTTTCTAAATCGCTTGCCGATTACAAGGTCGATATCGATGATACAATGGACGGTATCGTTGACGACATGGAAAAAGCCGTTGAGGATATGAAACTGAGCGACCAGGCAGAAGAAGCGGCAAAAGCTACGATACAGGCTTATGCTGACGCTATCCTTGCCGGGAAAGGCTCGGTCACCACAGCGGCGGATATTGTTGCGGCAGCCGCTGCACAGGCCCTGGCAGGGGCGAGCGCTTCTGACAAGGCGTATGAGGGAAGCGTGCGCGGTTTCCATGATATTGAGAACGCTTATGCAAGCGGTACTGACTACGCAGAAAATGGCATTGCCCTTGTAGGCGAGGAAGGACCGGAACTTGTGGCTATGCGCGGCGGTGAAAGAGTCGTTGACGCGGATAACACCAGGGCGCTGCTTTCCGGCGGCTCGGGTGCGCAGATCACCATAGCGCCCCAGTTTGTCGTGAACGGAGAAGTTAGCGATATGACCGAGGAAAAGCTGCAGGAGATGTCCGAGCGACTTGTTGACATGGTTAGGGACGCGCTTGAGGAAGCGGGAATAGACAGGCAAAGGAGTGTGTACGCTTGAGCACATATACGACGCAGCAGGGGGATATGTGGGACAGTATATCCCACCAGGTGTACGGAGATGTGAAATTCACGGACGTGCTTATTAATGCCAATCCTGAATACCGATACATCTACATCTTTTCGGAGGGCGTTGTCCTCGGTGTCCCGGATGTTGAGGACAGAATAACGGCGGACGACCCGCCGCCGGGGGAGAAGGGGGGGGGGGGGGCGACCAGCACCCTG